AGATACTCACCACTTTCATCTACATTTGTTTTGCCATGCAGGTTGCACAGCTCTAGCATTCCTTTTACAAATACCGATTCGAGGCGACCCACATCACAAGCGCCAAGGTTGATGTGCTGCAGCAGGCAAGTACCACGAGAAGGTAGATAAACTTCGAGGCATACATTTCCATAGACACGCTCCCTTCCTTCGTATTTGACTTTGTTGAGCCAGATATCTCCACGTCGAATGCCGTCTAGTAGCTGCTCCTTGAAGGTGCAATCCCTCCACCACTCTTCAGTGATGTTGATGCAACGTTTTACCCAGGGAAGTTCAGCCCGGCTTGCTTCAATAAACTCAATAGCATCAGGGTGGCTGAGATCCAAATGACACACCACGGCGCCGTTCTTATACACCCCGCCTCTGCGGAGTACTTCATTCAGGGTTGAATAGATTTTTGCAAACGACACAGGTCCACTAGCTACTAGTCCCTTGTCGTTCTCTGTACCCTTTGGGCGTAGTTTTGATAGATGTACAGCACATCCAGCACCGAACCTCAATGCATGGCTTACAAAGCGCCATGAGGCTTCAAGTCCATTAGGACCTTCAATACTGTCATCTACTACGAATACCGTGCAACTCACGGGGAGCCTGGAAGTAGGGTCATCTATCCAGGATTGAACCCGACCAGTGCGGGCAATAACATTATTCATTATACTAGATCTGACAAATCAGGTGGTTGATAGTTTGGCCCCTTAAGGACCTTTCCGTCCTCGCGTTTAATCGGTTTACCGTCATCTCCGAGCTTGGACATATTTGATTTATGGACACGGCGTAGTGCTTGCTCCAAGTCCCAGTTCATGTTCTCAGCATACTGAGCACAGACATAAACAAGATCAGCAAGTTCTTTAAGACATGCCTCACGGTCTTGAGGGTGCATCAACACCATCTGTGTATCAGCAGATTTGAATTCTTCAAACTCCTCAACGATCAAAGATCTCTGTGTTTCCCTCTGACTCAAGGAGTTCTGTATACCGTACGCTTGGCGGAATTCGATCGCCTGATTGCTTAGAAGGGACATTTTCTAATTCGTTTTCAAGGTAGTGGATTGCTTTTAGTAAATCTTTGGCATAGTCTTCTTTATGACCAGCCCTACAAATATATTTAATTGCATTACCTAGGTGGTAGCTTAATCCTTGGTCTCGGATGAAATCCCAGACTTCAATGGATCCACGTGTGTAGTGTGGGGGGTGTTGGGCCATTCTTTAATCAAATTACTAACGGTGTTGCAAAGGCAAAAGTTTTGATGTTGCAACGCATCGATAATCGTACAGAGATCTTCTTTGTCTGCCTCAGGCAGCATGTCTCGCAGCCTTCTCATCTTGAAGTGCTGCTCCATTGTCAGTTCCACTACTGGCGGTGGGGGTCCAGTAAATAATGGTTCCTGTTCGTTCGTCATAGTTTTCATGTTGAAGGATCCTAGCTAGGCGTGCGTTTAGCAGTGCGTCATGAGCTGTAAGATCCTTTGATTCATACGCTTTAACTACGGTTTCCCAGGTCCAACCGTTTTTATCTAGCAATGTGATTGCTCGCTTAACTCCAATTGTAGGGATACCGCTATAACCATCTGTCTGATCTCCAGCCATGGTCTGTACCAAGTGCCACTTATCACCCTCCTCAGGCGTGATAGTGATTACTGGGTCCTTGAGGTCAAATAACTCACCGGGGATCTGGCGCATGTCCTTGTCTGGGCTGCAGATAATATTGCCTGGAAATTTTGTGGCATAAATTCCAAGGGCGTCATCAGCTTCCAAACCTTTATAAGAGATAACTTGGAAGTCATCTTTAAGTGCATTGATTACTCTTTTATAGCCACATGGTTTCTTTCTTGTTCTTTGTCCCTTATATGCTGGATACAGTAGTTTACGGAAGTTGCTAGTATCAGAAAAGAATAGAATAGTATCATCGAACATTCCCAAGCATTCAGCGATCCCATAGAGTTCACGTAGGACGGAATCATAGGCTTCACTGAACTTTGAGGTGACGACGATAACGTCATCTCCGTAGTCGATTTCCGTTTCGTTTGATGCACAGCATTTATAAACGATATAGTCTGCGTCAATTAATAGGCTCATTAATGTGTTTCATTCCAAGTCAGTCCACTGCCTGCTTCCGCGGCAATGGGTATTCGTAAGTTGTAGTGTTCACCAGCAGCTACTGCAGACATTTCAAGTGCGAACTTGAGGTCATCTACATGATCTGGGTGGCATTCGTATTGAATCTCATCATGCACAAATGCCAATTGATCTGCATAAAGATTACATTGTTTCACTGTGTCATTAGTAATAACTAACCACCGCTTTGCTATAATCCCCGCACCCGATTGTAGTAAATAGTTGAGTGACTTATGCGGTGAATCAACGACAATCTTGCGGCCATCAATCGATTTAACAAACCCTCGATCACTCGCTGCTTCGATTGCAACAAGTAAATCAGAAAGCCCATCAATTGCAGCAACAAACGCTGCTCTAATTTCAGTCCCTTTTTTCTTAGCTTGGTGGGGGGATAATTGTTTGTCATAGCTAAGGCCTATTTTTTGATCGCCTCCCCCATAAATGAAACAGTAGGTAATTGTTTTGACAAGTTTTCTACTGACTCCAATTTTGTCGGCATTGACTTGGTGAATGTCTCCGTTAAGTAGGATTTCACCAAATGTGGGGCTAAAGCGACCAAGATAATGGGCGAGCATACGAAGCTCAATACCACTAAGGTCTGCGCCCACCATGGTAAGTTCCGGCGAAGCTCTAAACAGCTTCCTAAAGTTTTCATTACTAGGTACTTGTGCAAGGTTTGGATGTCTATGTGCGCAACGATGTGTTGCTGTCGCTACGCTGCAGTGATGGTGGATCCTATTAGATTTCGTAACAAGCTTCAGCCATGCGTTCGCGCCTTCGGATATCATCCCAAGGCTCTTCGTAATCTCCAGGATCCTCAGGAACTTCTTGGCTATATCTATCCCCTGAGATACTGCTTCCTTCAGGGTAACTTCGTCGATAACTGGTTTCCCAGTATTCGTTAGGGTCGTAGGGTTCCACCCGTACTTCTCTTTTAGGATCCATGCAATATGATCTCGTGATGTCGGATTTGTATCCTTTAACTTGGTGAATGTTGCTCCTGCAACGTATCCTTTAGTTTTGTTAGCTCTTTTAGGAGTGAAGTCTTCCCCTGGGATGAAAGGGTGCCTGTCGAGTAGTACATCAGTAATGCACTCAAGCTCACTTCTGAGAGAAGATGCAAGTTTCCATGCAGCTTCTGTGTCAAAATACCATCCATGTAGTTCCTGTTCAGTTAGTATTTGGGCAACCCGAGTTTCTAGTTTGATGAACTCAGGTAGGGTTGGAAATGCTTCCATAATTTTCTTGTAACCACAACGTCCTGCATCATGTAATCTTCCATTTCTTGTGACCATTCGGACCAATCAGTGTCCTTCCCAAAGGTTCCTTTGTAAGCACTGAGTCTGTATCCGTATGCCTCAAGGCTATGTCTTCCGTACAACTTCTCTGGCATATCCTTCCATCTCCTCTGTTTATCTATGTCTAGGATATTGGCGTGATACAACCTTGATAGCAGTAGTGTATCTACTGGTTCTCCTTGGTATTTGAAGAACGGGTATAGACTCCCTATTGCTGGAATGTCGAAGTTGATAATGTTATGTCCAATGATATGGCACGCCTCTTCAATCATGGTGATACCACGTGTCAGAGGTTCCCCACCTACATCATTGAACGCAAAGCTTTCTTTACTTGCAAGGTCATAAATACCAATACAGTGGATTGCGGTAAGATCATGTAGCAGTCCGTTTGTTTCAATATCAAAGATCAGATTCATTCCTTTTCTTCAGCTCCTTTCGGAACTTTTTAAGGGCAGTCAACTCTCTCTTTACCTGTTGATAAGCATCCTCTTGGGACATCTTTCCGCCTCGTTCAAGGGCAATTAGGATTTCACAACGGGTTCCAAATAGGTAGAGTGCTTCTTCAAATGAGTCGTACACAAGCATTATTTTAGGGTGTGGATTAAGTGGACATGGTTGTCATGGACTTCGCATTCAGCGACTTCTTCTTTACCGGTAACAAGGATTATCCCTGCAAATGGTAGTGTATCAACTTTACCGTTAACCCCACTCAACTGGATGCATTCATCGACTTGTGATTGTGGAATTGCAGTATGTTCTACATTACCTGGGTTACCGCAAGCTGTTAAGAGTAGAAAACTTGGTAGCAGTAGTAGGGGTTTCATTTGTGGTGCCAGTGATATGTTTTATCTTTAAATGCGGCCTTTTCAACCATCTCCTTGGTTGGTGGATTCGGTCGCCGTAGATCTAAATCGGTATTAGAAATCGGACACCGGGTCGAAATCGGGTTGAGTTTCATCTTCCTTAAATTTACAAGTTTGAAGGTTGTATGTAAGCTTCGCTGCTATGCCAGTTTCGCCAGAATAGCGATTTTTGAGGACTCTAATAGTTGTATCAGAGTGTTCAGATCCACCCTGTTGATCTCTTTCGAGTGCGATAACTGAGTCACTAAGCTGTGCAATTGCTGCACTTCCTCGCAATTGTCCAAGTGATACTCGGGCTCCTTCTTCATGTCCTTGATCCGTTTGTGATCGCCTCAGGTGAGACACCAGAAATAATGAGATACCTGTACGTTCGACAAGGCTTCGCAGTCTTGTCATTGTCTGGTCTATCATTCGCCTCTCGTCACCATCTAGACCACTCAATAGGATACTGAGGTGATCTAAGAAGATGACCTTTGTATCAAGCCCCTGGGCGAGGTATTCAATTCTGTTGTAAATAACATCCGGGTCATAAGAACCGAACCCGTCAAAAAGAAATAAATTCCAACCAGCAATAGTATCTTTATAGATAGATTCCAATTCATCAGCTTCATATTCTCCAATGTGCAGTGGCTTACCAGCTGCTACAGACATCAAGCCGAGTGCAGTTCTTCTGGTTGATTCTTCGAGAGCCAGATAACCGACCCGCTCTCCGTTTTGTAAAAGTGAAGTAGCAAGCTCCCTGCAGAAAGAGGACTTGCCAATGCCGCTTCCTGCAGTGAT